CCCCTACCGACGTAGGACTTAAATTGACTAGTTACGGACACAAATACACCAACGACACAAAGACCACCGAATTAGAGTTTAAGAAAGTTGAAGATTTGACCATCCTGAAGCGCGGATTTGCTTGGGATGATGAATTAGCTTATTGTTTCGCTCCATTAGACTATAGAGTCTGGATCGAGATGATGTATTGGGATAAGGAAAAAGACCCAATGCTAAAACGCGAGCAGTTGCGTGTAAACGCTTTAACTGTTCAGCGTGAGTTAGTTCACCATTCCAAACAAATCCACGAATCAGTATGGACAAAAGGATTTGTACCGCATTTATCTAAGTTAGGGATAAATGTAGAAAACAACATACCATACAGTTTGCATCGAGCAATAATAGCAAACCGTATTAACTAACAGGAGACGTATTTACGTCTGGCGCCTAAAAGACCTCTATTGCAACTATGGACCCATTGTACTCAGTCCATTTTTATTTTAAAGTACAGCCACCACCAACGAAATTAATAATACCAACCTAGCTGATGAAGCTAGCGACACCATCATTGACCAAACACAAGTTTTGACCATCCAAGACGCACAAGAAGCATCATTGATTCAAATTTCCGAACACACACCACTTCCATCAGAGATTACGACAGTAGCTGTAGAGGAGCGAGACCACACTATTAAAGATTTTCTTTCAAGATACCGCCTCATTTCTTCATTATCTGTACCTGCTGGAGGAGCGAATGGAGATGTATTAATACGTTTAGCACTAATGAACGCATTGTTAGCCTTACAACCTATAAGAGAAAAGATAAAAGGTTTTACATATTTGCGTAGCAATATTGCCGTACGTTTACTTTTCACCGCTCCCCCAACTTGTTCTGGAGGTATCCGAGTAATTCAAGCACCTGACATAGACCCAGCTTATTTAGCTAATAGGACGGCAACCCCACTTGCCCAATCTCAATTTCCTAATCAAGTATTTTCATTGGCCAGTCTACCTTCAGTAGAACTGGATGTCCCATTTATTTCACAATTTTCACACCGATGTCTTATGGCTAATTATCCAAATCCACAAAATTTAATAATCGCTCGAACCTCACCCTCCTCAGCCCCTGTTTCAATCTCTATATATGCCCGATTCCGTACCGAAGACCCCGATTTTTCACTCACACAACCAACCGCCGCATTACCATTTTTCAATACTTTCTCTTTGACAAAAGAAGAAGAGGAGGTTATTCGAAAGATGAGAGAGACTACTACCTCCCATGTGTTATATGAAAAGAAGAGAGGTAAAACTGAGGCACAAGCCACCTCTGGTGGTCTCAGTGGAATCTCTCATGCAATTGGAGCGTCAGCAAAAATGCTTAGCAACGTCCCTATAGTGGGTGGGTTAGCTTCCGTGGTTTCACCTATAGCCGACTTGGCATCTGGTATTTTCTCTGCTTTTGGTTTTTCGAAACCACAGGTAGAGGAACCAACCAAATTAGTGAAATTACAGGTTGCACCCCATCACATCACTTGCGACGGAGTTAGCAATGCACATACGCTTGGAGTTCAAACGATGAACAAAATTACAGAGTTTCCTGGTATTTACGGATCATCTACGGATGATATGTCTTTTGACAAAATTGTAAGACACCCTAATTACATAGGTTCTCTCACACTCACAACTGCACAAACACGTGGAACAGTGGTAGGATCTTACCAAATTACGTCTATGTTGGGGAGCACTGGAGGATATCCAGCGCCTCCCAATATAGGCCTATTCACACTTACACATCAAACATGGATTAACAACTTTTTCAAATACTGGTTAGCCCAAGTAGTTTTCGATTTTAATATTTTTACAACATCACTTCATTCTATTAAATTACGATTCGCTTGTGTTCCCGGTCATTTCACTTCATCAGTTGCTGGTTTATCTTTTGATGACACCAATAGTATTGTAGTAAATTTTGGTTCCAACACGACCCATCAGGTTGTGTTTCCTGAAGTAACTAATAGACAATTTTTAACTAACTGGCTTGCCCCTCTGAAAAATGCAGATGCAGGACTCCCTCCAACGAACTTTGACACTTGTATGGGAACCTTATTTGTATTAGTAGAGGTACCACTTAAATTAACTTCCGACATAGTAGAACCCACTGTTTATGGAAATGTCCATTTAAGCTATCGTAACCCCAGATACATGCAAATGTTGGATTTAAATATGAACCCGACAAACGAAACGACCCGAGAAGAAACAGAATCACAGGTTTTATCTGTTTATGGCGAAAATAACAATCACGCCTCGTCAGAAATAGTGACAACAGGTTTTACCAGTGGTAATAACGAAGACAGTGATAAGAAAAATCTCGACGTTTTAGCAACTTGTGCTGGAGAAGCAGTAGTTTCTTTGCGACAACTCTGTAAGCAATTCACTTCATATAGATTTTTGCCTGAAATGAATGATAATAGCTTAGTAGTTTATAACCCTTTTGCAAATTCATATACTAACACTACAGATTCATACAAATATACAGATCAATTAGATTCAATAATGGCTGGTTTCTGTTTTATGCGAGGCAGTATGGTAGTGAGAATAATGACCAACAATCCAGCGAACGACTTTTTAACAACATGTCGTTCAGGTGAGGTTAATAATTCTTCTGCCAAAGTAGAACATTTATCTGTCACGTCAAATCAGGACCTTGCTAATTATAATAGATTTAGATCAGTTATAGCTCGTAAAAACAACGAAGGTGTGCTTGAAACGCATGTACCCTATTACCAACCCTTTCACATGGTAAGAAACGTGCCTGCCTACGAACATACCCAACGTCCCGTGAATACTTCAAACCAAAATGTATTATTAATACACAATCCCACATATAAGACAGCTGTCTCTAGACAGGGAGGAGATGATTTCTCCCTGGGCTATCTTATATCATTACCCCGCTTTACTTTTCGTAGAGGGTTAAGCTTCACT